AAGGTGCGATAATTGCTCCATCTGTTGCTGATACGAGCAGTTTTTCGACATAACCGGTCATCGTGATATCACTTGGGTTGAGCATCGCCAATGTAACGGTTTTGCCGACTCTCTTATACTTTACCCCATAGGTTTGGCTCAACTCTATCCAGCCTGTTTCAAAAGTCGTCCAATCAATCTTAGCCGACGTTACCGCATTGTTAGTAATTTGGCTTGTGACGATTGCGCCGCTCAATTCTGAAAAGTTTTGGGGGACTGAAACGTTGTAATAAGTCCAGCCCAACGACACATCGTAAGACAACAAACCGGTGGATCTATTCGCGCCGATAATCACATAGTAAGTGTCAGCGGCGGAGGCATAGCCAGTTACGACCATATCATTACCTGCGGAATCGCGGAAGATAACCTTAGAGCCAGCTGTAAGCGCGTCTTTAAACGCGACGTAGTCTATAGAAACATTATATGTGGTGTCTGTATTGACAGAGAAGCGTGTTCCTATCATTATGGTCAAATCACCGCTAACATAGCCAATAAACGTGCCTGTTGTGACAGTTCCCCAAGTACCGTCACCTTTTAGCACCTTATCGACATCTGCGGTAGCTGGCGCTGGTACGAGGCCAGCTGAACCTGGTGTCGAGCCAGTTGCGCCAACGAAGTCGGAATAAGTCGTATCTGTTAGTGTAATAATTTTGTCGCTGGATGCGTTAGCGGTAAATGTGCCAACGTTTGTGCCGTTCTGCTTGATCGTGAGCGTAGCGTCGTTAACGGTTGGAATCGTTGGCTTACCTGTCAAATCGTTATAAGCGCCGGTTGTGGCCACAGTTGCGAGCGTTGGTTTTCCGGTAAGGTCGCTGTAAAGGCCGCTAGTGGCCACCGTAGCGAGTTCGTCCGCCTCGACATACGTGCTAGTGCCGTCCTCGCCATCGTTAGTAAGGTCGCTAGTTTTTGTCGGAACAGATATATCCACCGTTTTATTAGTGATTGTCTGCGCTGTTCCGTTTACTTTAATAGTGTCAATTTTGCCACCATTAGAATCTACGTAATCTGGAATACCGCCTGCAGCCGCAACTGTTCCGTTTGGATCGTACGTCGATGCAAGCATATCGCCAGTACCAGAGCCTGCTTCGCCCTTCTGGCCTTTAGGGATACCTATATTGAAAATTGCGGCCGAAGTCGTGCCGACGTTCGTTACATAGGCCTGCTGGTTTGGTTGAAGCGTTGTAACTGTTCCAACAGTAATTGTCGCTGCGTCGCCGTCCGTACCATCCGTACCGTTCGTAATGTTAGCGGTAGTCGTACCAGTTTTGTCGGTGATAGAGATTGTCGCACCAGTTGAGGTTTGGGTTACACTTGCGCTTGGGCTGTAACCGTCCGCGCCTGCCGCGCCGGTGTCGCCCTTATCGCCCTTCTCTCCGCGTGGGCCGGTCGGGCCTTGTGGGCCTTGGATGCCCTGAGGGCCTTGGATGCCTCGTGGGCCTTGTGGGCCAACTGGGCCGGTAGCGCCGGTGTCCCCTTTAGGGCCTTGTTCGCCAGTATCGCCCTTATCGCCCTTATCGCCTTTAGGGCCGCCCGTATTTTTGAGCTTAAAATAGGCTTTCTGTGGGTTGAACTCTATAACGTTATCTGCGTTTACTACGTTAATCTTCGGCATGGCTAGACCCTCAAAGTTGCGACAGGCAAAATCTTAATCTGTCCCACCACGATTGTAGTTTTAACCTCGTCGTTTACTAATTTAATATCGTAAAAATAATCGCCAAAATCTATATCAGTATCAGTTTCAGATAGCGGAAGGGCTAGGTAGCCTTCGTTATCGTAGTCTGCGTCAGTACCGACAACCCAATCTACTTCTGCGAGAGCGTTAGCGTCGGTCTGGTCGTTATCCGGCTGCGGTTTGACAGTAAAATAAAGGTGGTCGCCAGTTTGGAACTGGTACTGGTCTGATTTAATCTGGATTATATTTGTGTTCTTTTGCGGAATAAGTAATGGCTGCATAATGCCTCCTACTCCTCGGTCTTATCAAGCCCGGATACGAAATCATCTACTTTTTTGTCAATTTTAGCGCGATCTTCTTTAGAGATTTTGCTGTAATTTTCCATGAGCTTGTAAGATGCCGCTTTTGCACCCTTGATTGAGGCGACAATGTCGATAAAATCAGAGCGTTCTTTTTCGCTCATTTTTTTGTCCTCAAGAATAGAGAAAGCTTCGTCGCAGAGTTCGCCGAGTTCTTTGCCGAAATGTTCGAACTTCTCGCCGATAGTCTTTTCTGGCCTTTTGATTTCTTCGATAAACATTTAGTATGTCCATCGCAACGCCAAAATATACTTATATTATACCATATCTGCTATTATAGAAAAAAAGGAGCAAGGCATGAACGGCGATGTAATAAAAATGATAGCGAACGCCATTATCGCTATAGTTATGGCATGGTGTATCTTATATTTGATTATAGGTGCATTTTTGAACGCCAGGCGTGAAGCTAAAGGTGAACCGAAAAAGAAGCGTACGTCTATGATTATCTGGACTTGCGCAATTATGGTCATCTGCTACATGATATTCTATGCGCTAAACCCTAATCCGCAATAAAAATTACTTATATTATGCCAATTTGCTATACTGTAAGAAAAGCGGAGGTAATATGGTTGCAGCAGCAGCGTTTCTTATAATTCTTGTCATTTTGTTTGGTTTAGAGAACGTTAGATCGTTCTTTTTTGGCACTCTTGGCGTGCTTGGATGGTTTATTGCCGGATTTATCATTATCGGCTCTGGCATTATCGCGATCGGCAAGTTTGAGAAGATGCTGGAAGAGCGCAAAAAGGCTAAAGCTGCCGGTAAAAAGCCTGAAAATGGCGATGTTATCGTCTTTTTGGTGGTTGCTATCTTAACTATTGGCTTTGTCATTTTCTACCGCCAAAATATTGCGCCGAAGTACTATATCATCCAATCCGCCACCGTAAACGGCGAAGAAAAGCGCCTAATCGAAGGTGACGCTTACCTAGACAAGATAAAATGCGTAGACGGTGCGAAGATTCTTGACTCTACTGGAAGCGCCTTCAAGTACCGATGCGCTAAAAACTGTAAAAAAGACGAAAGTATAGGTTTCGCCGCGACCTGCGAAGAAGAGTACTAAAAAATAAGCCCTCCGAAGAGGGCTATTTTTATGACGTTAGGCCGTAATTCTTGTAAACGGTCTGTTTGTTGGTTGCGAGCATCTGGCGTAGCTGTTCTAGCTTGTTCGCTGCGGTTTGCGCGTCGTCTGTGAACTTAGGGATAAGCTCAAGTGCGCGGTTGACCTCGCCTTCGGTGTTGAGCGAGTCGGTCTTGCCGATTGCTGCGCCGATTTGGTTGATAAGACCGCGTGATAGCGAGTTATATGTTGATACGTCAGAGTTCAAGCCGAGGCTTGCCATTAAGTTGGCTGCGTTACCGCCGATAAGACCTTGACCGCCACCTGCTTTGTTGAATAGAGCCTCAAGCTCGTCAATAGCGTTAGAAGCGGTATCAAGCTTGTTTACGTTCTCTAGTTGCGTGCTAGATAGGTTACTTAGTGGGTTTGCTGCTGCTTGTGCTGCTTCTAGCTCTTTGCCGTAGATCTTATACGCTGTTGAGTAGAGGTCTGCGAGTTTGTTATAAGAGGTAATGTCACCGGCTGCGAGTGCGGCTTCCATAGCGTCGCTAATCTGTTGTAGTTTCTGCGCGCCTTCGCTGTTCTGTGCTTGAGCAGCCTGTGCCTGTGCCATCGTGTTCTGATAGTTAGCGAGTGCGGTGTTATAGCCGGCCTGAGCCTCGTTAAGCGCTTTCTGTGCTTCCGCCTGCTCTCTTGCCACCTTTACGTCGTTAGCGGCCGTTTGGCCTGCCTCACGAGAGATTGCGCGTGTTGCGAGGTCGCCGACAGTTAGCGAGTCGTTGCCGCTAAATGCTTTTCTAATTCCTCTGGTAAGTTTTGTCTTGCCTACGGTGTCAGAGAAGCCATAGTCCGCGTCGCCTACGTTAAGACCGTTATTAGCTGCCTTGACGAGGTTTGTTGCTGCTTTGACGGCTTTAGGCCCGTTATCGGATGTTCCATTGCCTACTGCCGAGATAAACTTGCCTGCTGCGTTTTCTACTCCGGCAACTGCAGAGCGAACTGGCTTTAAGCCGACCCTCATTAGATCGTTCACGCCTGCTGCGTTTGCGGTCTGGGTAACTAGGCTAGAAGAGTTATCGCCGGCTGCGCTACGCTTAAGACCGCTAGACTTCATTTGGCGAACCATAGTGCGCGCATCTTCGAGCGGAGAAGTGTTTGCCTTAACTTCGCTAAAGTTCTTTGCGGCCAAGATTGCTTTTTTGGCCTGTTCCGGAGCGCCTGCGTTGTCGAGAAGCTTGGATAGGTTATTGCGCGTAATATCGTCAAGCTCAATCATGCTGTCTACTTCGTTGCGAAGCATCTGGCGAGCTTCCTTGTAATAGTTAGCAAGTTCTGCTCTATCGCCGTCTGGTCGACCATCTACGCCGTTCATATTAGTTCGGCGGAGTTTCTGCTCTTGCTCACCGAGGTACTTAGCTGCGCGTTCAAGACCACCTGCGGTGTATTTGTCCACCACGTTGCTGTCGCCAGCGTTTGCCATATTCATCGCGTTCTGGATTGTAGCCTTATAAGCCTTCTCGTACTTCTCCGGAAGAGTGTTGTTATCTGGGAGAGCAAGGTTGCTAGATAGCTTGGTATTGACCTTTTCTGCGCCGGAGCTTTGGATTTCGTTATCGTACCATTTGTTAATCGCGGTAGATAGGTTAGAAGCTTGCTCGTAATCGTCAGGGGTATAACCGTAATTCTTGCGAAGGTTGTTGATAGCGTCCTTGTTAATCATCTCTTGCGCGGTATTGCCCTTGAGCCTGCCATATACAGCAGAGTCCCTAGTAGCCTGCGCAACGTCTTGTAAGTCGCCGCCAAGCTTCTGTAAGTAGTTCTGCTTCTTCGCCTGACCAGATATATCGTTCTCTGCCCAATCCATCGGTGTCTGGCGGCGGCGTGTGCCTTCTGGGATAGTTTCTTCTTGCGTATCCGCCAAAACGTTTGTTGGGACTTGGTTGCCAGATTTCTTACCGTTAAGGATCTTGTTGTTCACCTTATCAAGCGCTGTACCTGCTAAGCCGTAAACAGCACCGGTAGTTGCGCCGCCGAGTGCGCCCTGTTCTGCGCCTTCAAGTGCGCCCTGGAGCGTCTGTCCGAAGTCGCCACCCTGAAGTGCTGTTGCCAAACCGCCACCAACTGCGCCGGATGCTGCACCGGTAAGCGTCGAGCGACCGATGCCGCTTTGCGCTGCCTTCCCAATAAGGGTTTTTGCTGGATTTGCTGCTGCTCTGTTTGCGAGTTTGCCGCCTACCAACTGGCCTACGCCTGCGCTTACGCCACCGATAAGACCGCCCTGTAATGCCTGCTCAAGTGTAGTGTTTTCGCCGTTAGTTGCGAACTGGTTACCGAAACCGGATACGACACCCTGGCCGACGTTTAGAGCAACCTTTGCGGCCTTACCTAAGCCTGGGATAAAGTCTGATACCGTTGCGGCTGCGTCAAGACCGCCGCCACCTGCTCTTAAATAACGGTCTTTTGCGTTTTCGCCACCCCATAAAAACTTCTTATACTTTTGAGATTCGCTACTTTCGGCATCTACGTTTTTCCCCGCAATTACATCTTTGATGTTTGCGATAGGCATGCCAAATATATCCATAAAAGATCTACCGACGTTGCCGGTAGACTCCCCGATGCCCTGTAAGACACCGAGGAGGCCGCCCTGTTTCTGTTTGCTTTGTGCTTGCTGGTTAGCTAGTGATCTAGCTGCCAAGCTTGCTTCTGCGTCGTTATAATCACGAATTGCTTTTGCTGCGTTGATTGCGTTTAGGTCGCTTTGTGAGAACTTAAAAGCCATATCTTCTCTCCTATCCGAGCTTGAGGCCCAAGCGGTTGAGTAATGCCTGGTCTGAGCCACTCAAGTAGCCATAACTGTAGGTCTTGCCAGCAGCGTTGCTCAAGTTCTTACCGCCGTTATATTTCATAATCTCGCTCATGCGGTTGTACTCGTTGGAGTTCGTACCGAACATATCACCAATAGTGTTCATAACAGAGCTGTTGTTCCAAGCGCCACCGTTGCCGCCGTAGTAAGTGCCGAACTTAACTGAGCTGTTATTGCTGTTATTGCGGAATTGTAAGCCGCCCGAAGAGTCTTGAGTAACACCGTAAGGGTTGCCAGAGGGTTTTTGGCTCTTAAGGTAGTTATTGTAAGCGTTCTGTGCTGCGATTTGCTGGCGCTGGAGTGCGAGCTGCTGCTTGCGGTACTCTTCTTCGCGTTCTGCGGCAACTGCTGCGTCGTAGCGCTGGATTGCCAAGCGGTTAGCTTCGTCATTAAGCTGTGCGAGCGCTTGCTGTAAGCTAAGTTTGTTCTGATTTGCTTGTGTTTCTGCCGAGCTGAGGTCGTTAGCCTGGTTAGTCTGCATTTGAGTAACTGCCGGGACGTAAGCCTGCTGGTAGTACTTCTTGTTTGCGATTTCTGCCGAACCGCCAAAAGAGCCGCCGTTGCGACTTGCTGCCATGCTTGATGCCTGCGCCTGATAGTTGCGCTGGTTGTCTAGGGTCTTGCCTTGCTGAGCGTACTGAGCGTTGATACGGTTTTTCTGCGCCTCAAGGTCGCCAGCGATGGCATTTATCTGGTTATTTAGTGCATTACGGCTCTGGTCGTACGTTTTGTTCGTTTCGGCCATAATGCTTTCGAGATTCGCCATGCGTGATAAACTACGCAGCGCCAAAATATACTTATATTATACCATATTAAACAACAAACGGGTCTTTGAACGCCTGGATGTGAGCGGTGATAACCTGACCTGTGCCGCTGAAGGTTTTGTCCTCTGTTTCTGCCGGATTCCAGATTCGCAAAGTAAAAGCATCTTTAGAACGGACTAGAGAGATTATTAGATTATCGTTACCGTACCTTAACTGCCCTCCATAACAGCCGGTGATCGCGTAATTAAACGCTGTAGAAGTAAAATAGCACCTATAATCTTGCGATGCCGAGCCTGGGACAGATACCGATGCGGAGAACACTTGGTTTTGGTACTTAGGAACATAGAACGAACTTGGGAGCGCGACCGATACTTCGGCCATGCCTTCGTTTTGCGGAGTGATAAAATCTGAGTTCATAATAAAGTGTGCTGCTTTCATATTATGCGTAAATCCTGTAATAGTAGTAGCAATCTTCCCCGGCATATTGCGTAAAGGTAAGCTGGCTATCTGTTATTCTAACCGTCGGAGCGCTAGATGTTCCATCGCCTAAACGTCCAGACGGTCTATAGCTCCAACTGCTGTTGAAGCCGTCTGCTGACCAGTTCCACCAGTAATCGACATAAGGTATCTTCTTAAGCTCGTGAGTCACGACATCGCCAGATTTCGCGATTCCGTCCTTGTACAATCTTGGGTAGTTTGCTCGGCTGTCAAAGATTAGCTTATTTTTTGTGATCCCGGAGTTTTTGCTGAACTCTACCCCCGAGTTTACATCTTCTCTCATAACTCCCCAAAGGCGATATTTTACGGGTAAGTTTACCGAGTAGTCGGTGTTAGCATAAACTGATAATTCTAGGTGAGGGCTACCCCAAGTTGACCATGATAAGCCGGTTGTGACGTTTTTGCTTGAGTCTGTCGTCACTTCGTCGCTTCCTATCATATAAGCTGTTTGCCAGTTGTCTATCGTATAAACGCCTTTTATGAAGATTGGAACAGTAGTGCCTATTGTGCTAGTAATATCTATATTTACATATCTAGCGCCGCCACCTTGCGAGGGTGATGTAGTTTCGCCCTCGTACAACCAAACCACCTTATCGGTTGGGTAATCAGAGTTAAATAAAAACCTATTAAGTGTTTCTGGCTTCGCTGCCATTTTAATTAACCTCTTCAAGCACATTAAAACCTTCTTTCGTAATCCAGATGCCAGGTCGGCCATCGTTAGGCGCTTGGCCAATCAAAATGCGAGGCATACCGCCAGCATCGTAAAAGACTTCGCCATAGCGGCCATTAGATAACTTGCCGGAAATCATCTGGTTGTTCCCGTTGCTAGAGATAGTCTTAGTAAAAGCTTCGGCATCTAGCGCCATGAAGTTTTTATTCGCTATCTGTAGTGCCGACTTAACGTCCTGGTTAGAGTTAATCGGCGTAAATCTGTTTGGCATATACCTCCTATCTTATACGTTGTGTTTGTACCGTTAAGGTATGTGAACGGAAGATAACTGGTTCAAAAGCGGCGATATGCTGGTAACGTATCTGGCAGCGGTAAAACTCGCCGTTTACTTGTGGGATTGTGGTATGAATTGTCGGAATTGCCGGTACGCCATAGTCGCTCGGATTGTCCCAAACGTAATCGGTATATACAACGTCGTTGCGCTGCAAATCTATACTGAAGGCGTACTGTACTTGATCGCTGAAGTCCAGAGCGTAACCGCACTCGCAAGTATATGGTTTTGTGGTGCTTGCGAACTCTGGTCGCCACTTGGTGATGCGCTTGAGCTGGCTGGTACTACCGAAGTGCTGGTAAGACGTTTCAAGGTTAAAGGCGATTGCCTGTCCCATATCAGAGTAATCGTTGTTCGTAGCATCTTCGTTAAGCATGAGCATCCCAATCTTGCTGTGGCCGCATATAAAGCGCCCAGAGCTGTTTTGGCGTGCGCTAGTGGCAGATACATAGGTATTGCTATCGAACGACTCCCAAACGCGCAAGTTAATGTTGTAAACTAGGCAGCTATCGTTTGGGCCACCTGCTGTGCTTGCGTAATAGACGTATAGACGGTTCTTGTAAAGGTCTAGTACGATCTTCTCTTTATCCGGGATATTATCGTAAACGTTCTGAATTGTGCTTTCGGTGATACTTGCCTCAGACGAGCCGTCAAAGATATAAATGCCGCTCTCATTAGCAAAATATGCGTAGTTAAGGTCGCAAACTACCGATTCTTGGCTAAATGTGCCGTTCTGGGCGTTAGACGCGTTCTGTGACCATGACTCGGCCGTCTGGGTGAACATCTGGTACTTGTTGCGGCGAGTCATCATGTAAATAACGCCACCGAGGTTAAACATGGCCGTTAATGGGTCGCCAGTCTTAATTGCTGGGAAGTTCTGGTAGAAGTCTGTACTAAACTTATCGTAGCTAGAAATAGTCTGCGGTGTAGTATCTACGATACGCAAGTTCACGTTGTTGCCGGAAATGCTGGTAACTTCTGCCGTTGCTGTACCCTGGCCAGTAATCCAATCACCAACCGCGATACCGGACGGGCTAATGGTCGTAAGCTGAATTGTGAGTGTTGTACCAACTGCGCCGCTAATCGTCGCTGTGGTGCTGTATGAAGGGCTTTTAGCGTAAGTATAGCCGTATGGGTAAGTCCAAAAGGCTTCCGTATCTGGGTCGGATGCGAAATACATAAGGTTATCGCTAGATCCGTTCATAATGTTAGAAGCGTTTACGTTCATAACCGTACCGGTCTTAAGGTCGCGCACGTCAATAGCCGAGTCCGTCCAACCGGTAACAACGCCGCTGCTCACGGTAGGGACTAGCTTGTGCGGTTTCTCTTTACCGTCCGCATAGCGTACTTCGTTAAGGTTTTGGCAAAAACGTACTTTAGTTACGCCTGCTGGAAGGGTGCGGATAGAAGCGACCGCGCCGCCTGAGGCTTGCCAGTATAGCGTGCCGTTAAACGTAAAGAGTACGCAGCGGTTGCCGTTAATGTTCGACTCAAAAATGTTCGTGATATGGCCTTGGGTACATGACTTTAGCGTATATGCTGCCTGCTTTGAAGCGGCCCCTGTTGCGCCTTGGACTTGGATGCCAGAGTGAGCCGGGTCGCCTTTAGTAAGTTCAAACTTGACTGAGATAGTGTCATTACTGGCGATAGTTGGAGCGTCGTTAAAATACAACTCTATTTGCGTTAATGATGTTGATTTAGGGATTTTGAAATATGCTTGAGATTTTACGTTGCCATTAGCGAGCAAAGTTGCGCGTCCGACCATGTGTTCGTCATAATAGCTCGCAGAATAGCGTTTAACACTAAAAATAACCGAGCAAATAGTAGCCGCGCCGGTGGACGAAAAGCTATATGGTTCTAAGCTAGAAAAAGCAGAGGAGTTATCCGATTCTGCAGTTGCCTTATAAGAAGCGTACCCAATCGGCGTAGAGAGCTTTTTGTAGCCTAGACGCGTGCCGTACTCACCTACGCGGTCAAAACGTGCGTCCTGAGCCAATCTAATCTCGTCTAAGCCCATTGTATCGTTCGGCTTGTATGTGTATATACCTTTAGCAAAATTAGTCGTCATAGGCGACGATTTGCGCGTTGTAATACTTGGGATTTTCTTTTGTCTGCTAAAGTTTGAGTAAGACATATACTTTTAGCTCCTTCTAATGCCTTAGCGTCTGAAATACTGGGAGTTTTGCTCTGTTCTCGCCTTCTTGCTGGCGTGGGCAATAGCGTTCCTTCATGTTCGTAATTAGCTCTTCCTTTTTGTTCTCATAAATCTGGGCGTAATCAAAGTTGTCGCGTAGCTGTTCTGCGCGTGCTAGAGCGCCCAAGAGTAGCGCTTCGCCATATTCGTAAGGGATAACTGGCACGTCGGTTGGCTGTACGAGCGTGCGTGGTTTAGCGAGGTAGTAGAGGTCGAGCGTGTAAAACTTTTCGTCGCCATCCTCGTCCACCTGATCCTCAATATCTGGGAGGCTGTAATAGAGTTGGTTGCCAAAAATGGTGTAAGTATAGTTCTTAATGCTTGCGTTCTTGTCAGCGTCAAAGAATTGGCGACTAGGTACATAGCGGAGTGGGTATCTGGTATGGCCAATCTTCGCTGTGAAGTGAATTAGCGTCTGATAATCTGGAGGCAGCAAAAGTGGGCCACCATCTTGCGTAGCTGCGCGGTAGTGCTTCTCCAAGAACTGATAAGCCGTTTCGCCGAGAATATCGAAGTATGAATCGTTAATAAATTGCTCAATATCCGAGTCAGAGTACTGGGCATCTTTAAGCCGAGCTTTAATGCGGTCAGTTAGGCCGCTAAGATTGTAGTTTGCGTCCATTTAATATGTACGCGCACCGCCATTACTTATATTATACCATAAAAAACCACCTCCCCGGGCAGAGAGGCGGTTGTCGCTATTGCTCTTTAATATCGTCGCGGATAAGCTGCTTGATATACCCTTGCTTGCTCGGCACTTCGTCCAAGCGATCTAGTACGTCGCTATCCGTGCGTTTGTTAAGTTTTAGCGTGATAAGTTTGGTGTTGGCCTTATCGTAGCGTTCGCTAGCTTTCTTTTGCGCGTCTGTCGTCATAGAGTCCATTATACATAGCCTCCAGACTATTTGCTATTTAGGTCGCCGGGGAATCTGCCAAACTTAACGGCGTTATAGATAATATCTGATACTTCCACCCAGTTTTTGCCGTCGTTTAAGGCTCGCTCGACGTTCTTAGTGATGCGCCAGGCGAAGTCAAACACTCCGTTGTCGCCTAAGCCGTCTTTAATGCCGTTCATCTTTACCATTTTGGTAAGCTCGGCAATCCATTTATCTTTACTCATTTACCCTTTCCTGTTTACTTATGATATAAGTATATACCTATATGCCCAAAAAGTCAACAACCAATAAAATACCCCCCTTATGGCCACTAGGGGAGGTATTTTATTTACGCGTTAGCGATATTAGCTCAAAGAGCCAGTACCGATAGCAGCGACAGCTTTTTTCTTGCCGTTCAAAACGAATGAATCGAAGATAAAGCGGCCAAGAAGGATAGTACCGTCGACCAACTCGGAATCAGTAATGATGCGAGTGTTCATGATCTGCTTTGCGCCCAAGAGAGCGTCGCGGTGAATCATGATAGCCGAAGTATTGGTTGGCATATAGCTAGTAGGAACTTTGACTACTGGGCAGCCGTCGAGTTCGCCGACAAAGCCGCGGCCGAGAAGCTTATCGTTGTAGCCAGAAGCTTCGACAGTCGTAGTAATTTGGCTCTTAATAGCGTTGTAGAAAGCTGGGGTAACCCAGAGGACGCGGCCTGCGATAGGAGCTTTAGCTTCGTCGAGGGCTGCGCTCATTTTAAGCACGTCGTCGTATGGCTTGCCAGAAGTTGGTGCGAAATACTGGGAAGCAGCAGCAGCGCCGATACCGGCCTTGAGGAGGCGGTTAGCGTCGATCATAGGGATAACCTGTTCTTCCATCTCTGCGCGCATGACTTCGCCTGCCTTCTTGGCAAGAGCGCCCTGCTCGTAGTTACCGCGGTCGATAACGATTTTGAAAGACTTGTCGTTGCCGAGCTGGTAGCTAGTGACTACGTCCTGAAGCTCGTTGTTGCCACCGAAGCGGTCGCCGGTATTTTCGCGGTTGTAATCGCTTGGAGCGACGGTAGTAACTGTGTAAACATTTACGGTTTTTCAATTTTGTTAATCACTATGTCGCCATAGTGTTCAGACTATATCTTCACCCGCCTTTGTACGGGGTTTGCCATTTCGGGGTGAATTTCCCCTACTCTCTTTCGAGATAGTCGTTGAGCCTTCTAAATAAGCCCAATGGAAGCCGTAAGAGCTTTTTGTTCTACCTGTAATATTTTCTCTTATTGCCTTAGCGACAGATTTGTAATTTGTCGTCCTTGGCGTTAAGCCTTTGTTTATGATCCAGAACGCTGCGTGGTATGTGCTAGTAAACTTTTGCTTTGTTTCTTTGCATATAACCTTATACTTTGCTCTGTCGCCTATTTCGTGGTTTTCGTCGCGCCATTTCGTGTTATCTTGTGACGTACACCAGCGTAGGTTATCAGGTCGATTGTCGTATCTCTTACAGTTAATATGGTCGATTTGCGGTAGGTTGTTAGGGTTTGGCACGAAGGCCGATGCGACTAGGCGGTGAACTTTACAGGTTCTCTGCTTGTTCTCGATACTTAGCGTTACTACCGGATAGCCTGAGCGGTCTAACTCGGATTTGAGTATCTTACCGCGTCTTATTGCCTTCATATCCTTATTTCTGGCGGTTGCTACTAGCCTGTCTACTGAGCGAACCCTGCCCATCGAGCTTGCCTCGTAGAGGCCGCCTGTATCAGGAATAATCTTCCATATTTCCATTTTGTTAATAATTCTCCATTTAAGTGAATTGTGCTACTTATTTAGCTTGGTTTCTGATTGTCCACGAGGGAGTTTCCAGAAGTTAAGCAAATTTGTCAGTTATATTTCTATAAAAGGGCGCTCGAACTTAATGTTTAACGCCGTCGAAGTTATATTTACGGTTGATATAGCGGTCAGTATAAGAACCGGCGGTAAACACCTGGTCAAGCTGAGAGCTATATTTAGAAGCTAAATTAGCTGGCATTTTTAATATTCTCCATAAAGATTAAAAGTGTAAGTTAGTCGCCTAGCAGAGCCTTGCTGAAAGGGTCGTCTGTTTCGGCGTTGCCGAATTGCGTAGAGTCCGTAGCGTTTGAGCTAGGGCGCTTCGCAGCTTGGCGCGCTTCCATCTCTTTTTGAACTTCCTTGCGGAGGTTCTCTTTAAGGGAATCGACTTCTACTTTACCTGCGCCAGAGAGCGCGTATACGTCGTCTAGGGAAAGTACGCCGTTAAGTACGAGCATACCTTTTGTAATCGGTTGTCCGGTCGTTGGGTTTACTTGAACGTTGCCGTTTACGTCCGTTATCGGAGTTTGGACAAACTCAATCATCTTTTGTTCGTCCTCTGGGGACAGGTTGCGACCTGCCTTCCATTTTTCTACGGTCATCTCTGTACGCATTGCACGAACTTCGCTTAATGCCTCTTGATCTGGCCTGATTTCCGGTACTCGGGCTTCTGCAAGCTTACGCTCTAGTTGCGCCTTCTCTTGCGACTTGTTGTAAAAGCCTTTTTCGACATTTTGGTACATAGCGCCGAGTTTGCGGAGTGCGTCCGGGTCGTCCGCTTTGATACCTTTTTTCGCCAAAAACTCGTCTATCGCATCGCCAGTTTGCGCTTTATCTTCAGTAGCGGCTGGCTCGTCGTTAGCTTCATTTTCGCTAGTCGTTTGCTCATTGGTTGCCTCTACTGCCGAGCTGCCCATATCTTCTGCTTGTTCCGCGCTAGAGTCATTAGCTACTGGCTCTACGTCGGAGGCTTTGAAAAGGGGAGCTTCGTTTACAGTTTGTTCGTCCATTGAACGCTCCTTATATTGTTAGATGGTTGCTCTGGGAGTAATCTGCTCCCAGCAGCTCGGCTCTACTAGCATTTTGGCGATGCGCCGGCCCTTTGCCGGATTTTTAGGAATAGTGTTGTCCTAAGTAGAAGCCGAGTTGTTGGCTCGCTATGTTACCTCTGTTAAAGTGCGTGGTCGTTTAGTTAGCTAGTGACTCTATATACTGTAAGGCTTCGTCTATGCCAGCGGCCTTCAGTATATTAGTCGCTATTTCGTCTTTATCTGTTAATGTAAGGGCTACGTCCAGTTTCGTCTGCTTTAGGTCGGTAAGTATCTGTTTAGACTCTTTGCCTAAGTCAGAGTTCCAAAACCTCTTAAAGTTCCGTCGGTGCGTTTCCGTCCATTTGTCCTGCATCTTGCATTACTCCCATATCTTGCGCAATCATATCTTGAGTCGCTAAGTCCTGCATTTCAGGGTTAATTAGGTTGTCCTCGACCGGAGCGCCGCCCATAACGGCTGGCTGCTCGGCAGGCGTGATAATACGGTTAATCTCTTCAGTAGTGAGTTCCGGCATCATTTTCTTGTACATAATCTCTTTTGCCGCTTGGAGATTATTAGTAGGGTCAGCAATAATCATCTGGAAGGCTTGAGTGTAGGCTTCTTGCTTCTCGGCCTGCTCTAGCTTGTGTTCAACGTCTAGGGTTACCATCGGTGTATATTCGCCTACGAACTGGTCGATGTTTACTTCTTTAAACTCAACGCCAGCGTCGCCAACGGTGCGTACCCAATAAGTGCCATCCGCATAAAGTTGCAATAATTTAAAGCAGATTTTAGCCTCTTGGAAGAAGAAGCCGTCTGCAAGGTTGCGTGCCTTCTCTTGGATACGAATATCGCTCTGTGCGAGCATAGCCTTGATTTCGGTTGCGGTCGTGCTATCAGTTGCGGTAATTCCCTTGCTAATCTCGGAAACGGAGGCGGACTCTCTAATCTCGCCCTTGATGTTCTGGCGTTCAGCAAATGCGTTAGTAGGGATGTTAGGTGCTGGTAGCCACGTTGCTGCGCCTGCTGGTAACGGATATACCTTGCCTGGTGCTGGGGTTAGATCGTCAATCTTGCCGGCATAGCGTGGGTCAATCTGGCGCTCTGGGAAGAGCTGGTACATAACAGCTTCCACGTTAAGCTCGGTAAGGGTGTTCAAGAGTTCCTGCTCATCAGCGATAATATCTACGTCAGACGAGCCATAGACGAGCGATACGTCCTGGTACTCGCAACCGTGGGCAAATGGTAGTAGGCGTGCGTTCTTAGTGCTAAACTTCTCGCCAAACTCGCCAATATCTTCGCCGGTCTGTTCTAGGGTCATTAGGCGCTTAAACTCATGCTCTAGCTTGCGCTGTTCAAACTTAGCGCGCATAAGGGCATAATGTGGGTTTTCGCGCTCTTCAATCAAAACGCCGCGGTTAGCGATAACTGCCACGCGTTCTGGAGTCCAAATTTCAATCAACTCAACCATATCGCCGTTGCCTGGTGCGGTTGCGCCGAGTGCCTGGTCTTTCTTAACCTTGTCGGACTCAGAGTCAACTACGCCGCCACCTTCTGCGCCTTGACCACCGATAATCTGGTCAATATCCTTGTAACGGTGTTCCATTTTGCCGGTTTTAGCGTCATAAATTAGCTCTTCTTTTAGCTCTTTCTTGGTCGTAAAGAAGCGACGGCCAATATAGCGTGCGTCGTCAACAGTATGGCTCTGTGGGTCGATAATCATATCCCGAACAGGGATAATCTCTTTATGGACATAGCCGCCGTCAGAATCCGGCCTCCACTCGTAATATGCACAGTAGTTGCCGGTGATAACACCCTGACGGCCATTTATCTTGTTTTTCAAAGCCCAGCCATCCTTGCGTGCGAAGTCCTGGTAGATCTCGTTAAGAACTGCGGTATCTGCCGCCTGGTCTGGGTGGTTAGGAATATATTTTACAGTTGGATTAGAGTTAAAAAGTGTAGCGACAATCGTATTTACGGTCGAGTTTACCATCGGGACAAACGCCTCGACAGTTCCAGGGTGATTGCGCTTCGTGCGGATGTTGCGGTAAAGTTTCCAGTTATTTTCCCAAGTCTGGTGGTAGTTTTGCTGCGCATACTCCCAAGACTCGGTGAACATCTTTAGGTATTTACCGAGTAATTTATCTTCAGATTTTTTAGCGTCGGTATTTTTAGCAGATTTTGCCATCGAAATAATCGACGCATCGCCATTACCATTATTATACCACATTTTACTTTAAAACCACTTATCCTCTTTTTTAGTTCTGAACTCTTTTGGCACAAATGTTTTAAAGGTCATGTTTACCTGCTGCGCCTCTGTAGATTCTTGCGCCGCTATAAGCGCATAAATAAAGGCTGAGCTAGAGTGGCTAGACCAGTCATGCTCCGGCTTATCCTTGAGCAGCTTATTTTTCTCGTCGTACTCGTAGTGATAAGCGCGTAAACACTTTAGGCCGCGCTCGCATTTGTCCCTATCTATCCATACCTTGCTAAACTTCGGCCTTGCGATCATGTTTATATCGTCTTGGCCTAGCTGAAAGTTTGTCGGACGTAGTACCTCGATATTGTGTATACCGTTATTCTCGAAGAACTCTACGCGTGTCATGCCAGTTTGTAGCTCTCTCTGCTTCGCATCGTGCGGTAAGAAGTGCGTAGTATAGTTGTACGGCTTGTTTTTAATAATCGAGATATAGTGGCCTAGCTCCTCGCCGGACGACTCGTAGTGGTCGATAAAGTGAATCTCTTGGCCCACCATCTGAAACCACCAGATAGCCGTAGAATCGCCGATACCTAAGTCGATAGCCGTATAAGTGCCTGCGCTTGCGTCGTACGGTACAGAGCCGATACGGCCTTCTATCTCGGCCTGCGCTATCTGCTTGCCGAACACCGTACCAGTCTTGCTTGTTAGCGGTTGGCCTAGCCATACGTGAGCGTACATATCCGGGTTGTCTACCTTCATTTTTTCGCGCTCTGCGATAATCTCTGGGCTGAGTAGCTGTTCTACCTCGTCCGAGTTGATATGGCGTACATAAGTGCGCTCGTCGGCCTTGTCTACGATAATCTCTTGTACTGGGTCGTGTTCTGTTAGAGGGTTATACGTCCAGATAAGCTGGCTGCCTTCTTTACGAATCGTCGGTATAAGAGTGTTGATAGAATCTGCGCTAACTGACTGCGCCTCCTCGACCCAGCACCAGTCGATACCTTCGATAGATTTAATGCTTTGGATATTGTTATGTAAGCCCTTAAAGAATATCTCTGAGCCTGTACGGCTATTTACTAGGCGGTCGTTGAACTTTTGCCAGTCGTTAAGCCCTAGTTTGTCTATCCAGTCGCATAAAAGCTTATATACGGACTCTTGAATTGAGTTCTGAATCTCACGAGTACAGAGGCCGCGTAGCTTCTTTGCTGAGCCGGCGATAAGCCTTGATATGCCTACCTCTGTTGACTTTGCGCTGGCACGTCCACCTTTAAAGACGATATGACGCCATTGTCTGCTCGGCTGGAATAGCTCTATATATTGCTCTGGTACTTCTAGGTCGATAGTTTTTCCCATATAGCCCTCCTATTGCTCGTATTTATCGTTTAATATGTTTTGCCTGGCTTGTGAGCGCCTTTTCTCTAGCTCTAGCTGACAGTCTAGGTTGTTTACTCTGAGGTCGAGCAGGTCTGCGTAGTAGCGATATAAACTGGAGCGCCACTTGCCGTCTTGTAGTTCTAGGTTGTTTGAGCAGCTATTCGTGTTGTTTCTATTCCACTTGACGATGCCCTTGCTTATCGCTGCGACGGTCTGCACGTTGTCTAGCTGCGCTATATGCTGTACCACGTCCTCCATGAGCGTATTTTCTGGGAAGGGTACTATAAGCTCCCTCTTGACGGCTTTAGTCCAGCAGGCCACGTTCATATCTGAAACTATGCTTGCGACAGTGTTTTGGCTGCCTAGATCTACCAGGCGTTCTTCGCCATCTTTACAGAAGTAGTAGCTTAGGCGTACCAAGTCCGGTCGGTTATTCTCTCGAATCGCCTTGTCTATCTCTGTTAAGCACATATCGTCGGCGAAGGTATCGTCCGAGTCGAGATACAGCACGTAGTCGCCATGGCAGAAGTTAAGCCCTAGGTTGCGTGTTCCGCCGTTCCAGCGTTTGCGCTCAGCTTTTAAGCAGTAGGCGTGCGGCAGCTTGTTAAGCCAGTTGTCGCATATCTGTACGCTGTTGTCGGTTGATTTATCGTCTACGAAGATAACCTCGTAGTCCTTGTATTTTTGGCTTGCGATGCTCGCTAGGCACTTGTCTAGCCATGGGCCGTTGTTATAGTTCGGTACAATTATGCTAAATCTCATAGCTTACCCTCCATAACCTTTTGCCATATCGCCGGCACTTTTTCCGTCTTGCCGGTCGGCTTCGGTACGTTGTTAAAGATTTTGTCTAGGTCGACGTTAGATAAGTCGGGCTTGAGTAGGTAGCCGTTCTCGCCGTCCTTTACGACCTTCGCTATCTCTGGTATATCGTTGCCTAGAATCGCCACTCCGTTAGCGATGGCTTCTCTGAGCGTGTAGCACCAGCTCTCTAGGTCGGATAGCTGGACTAGATAGTCGGCGCAGCGGTATAGCACGTCATTATAGATGCTTGACGGCATATACAAAATACGAGGGTTTGCCTCGATAATCGGCCATAACTCACCGTACGGATCTACTCTCGAACAGATAATCAAAACGTAGTCCTTTTTCGCCTGGTCGAACATATCTAGCAGTTTTAGCGTGCGCTCTAGGCCTTTTTCTTTGGTCGCTCGGCTCATATACAAAAACACTCGGCGCTCGTCTGGGCCGGTATATATGTTTGGCACTATCTCGCTATCGACTCCGAAACGGTCTTTTAGCGCCTTCTGTACGGTATCAGATACGGCTAATACCTTCGAGATGCGCTTGTCTGGTTGCCATTTGTAGCTGCTCCACTCTGGGTAGGTATCCATAAGACCGCCAATATCGCTGTGTACGAACTGATATATCTTTTTGGCGCGGATATTGTCGAACGGTACGTCTACCATAATCGGCGTATAGATAAGAGCCACGTCTGCCTCGTATACTTTGTCTAGCTCGTCGTCTAGTATCACGTTATGAAGCGTTTTAAGGCGCTCTAATGCCACTTTGCCGCCGTCGGCGATAGAGTTTACCAGGAAGGTTATATCGGCGCTCTTGAAGGCTTTTGCGAGCTGCCACATGGCCGTTTCTATGCCGCCTATATTGTTCATGTGTGACATTTGTACTAGGATTTTAGGCATAATTCCTCGCATATTTCGACGATATGATCGCAGAGGCCGTCCGGTATACGGCTACGGTCTTTTTTGCTCGTTAGGTATTGTGTACCGGTTTTGCTTCCTCTAGGCGCTGCTTCATGGCAGGGCGCGCCATAGTGGCATGGCGGCTTAAACTTCGGGTCAGGGTGGTTGGTCCATATATCAGTTGGCTTCATGCGCGTATCCCCGTACTGGCAGTAAGTTACTGTATACCTCGGAAGGCCACTCATAAAGTCCATCTTTCTTAACCCCCCCCTAGGATTCTCTATAAAAAACACTTTGGGGTTAATTGCTTTTATCAGTTCTACTAGCTTCGCGTTTGTCTTATCGCAGAACTTTGCGTAATCTGTTTTTGGTATAAGCCCTGGAAGCCTATGGTATGATATTGCGGCTACACTATAAGTCGTACAATCTGGAGAGGCCCAGATCACGTCCGGTACTCCGTCGCACATCTCTATAACTCGCTCAGGCGTTAGGTTATTTACATCGTCGTATAGAGTGATATTGTCGAAGTGCTTATCCCACTCGACCGTATAGGCCTTGTGGCCCTTGCGCTCGAAGGCCCTGCTTATACTTCTAGTGCCTGCGAATAGCTCTAAAACTTTTAGCATTATATTTACCTCCTATAAGCGGCCGAGCCGGCGCATTTGGCGATGCGTATTTAGTTGTTGTTGTCCGGCTCTAGCCTCGGTCATTTCGCTAATTTACCCCCGATATATCTACTGGCTCTATGCTCCAGCCTTTGTCTAGTTTAATAACTACGCTACCAAACGCTGGACTGCGCGCCGGTTTGCCCAGGCCGGACTCGAACTTGATGCGGCCATTAGGGATAAAGATTTTTGCGCCTTTACAGATAGAGTGGAAGCGTTTTGTCGTTAAAAACTCAATAGGTACTAGCATATATACACCCCCCCCCGTACGGTCGTAGTAATCTTGTGCCTTTTTCAAAAACTCGTGCTTAATAGTAAACGGTGGGTTACACCAGATACTCTTATAGCGCGTCCAGTCGGCTTTTAGGCCGTCTGTTTCGATAGTGTCGTAGTTAGGTATATTTAAGTCCTTCGCTTTGCCTGGCGTTGTTGCCGGGTCATACTCGAAGCCTTCGCTAAACATTTTTACTATCTGTTTCGGCGTGTAGTACTCGTTATCGCTGCTAAAGTTGGTAGCGCCTTTACTCATTCGCCCCCCTCCATAACCGGCGCTAAAAATACGCTTGCCGGGTAGTTTTCTAGTTGTTCTCTTATCCTCGCCATATCCGGCTCGGTCTTGAACGGTACGCAGATGCGCTGTGACTTGCCGTCCTTGTCGTCAAAAATGCTAAGGCCTAGTAACCATAACTTCTTGTCGTACTCTTTACAGTCGATAAGTATGCGGAGTTTCTCGAAGCTAAACTTACTCTTGCGGAGTTCTAACTTAATAGCTCGGCGTTCGTTCCTAGTCAACGTGCGCATATTCGCCTCTCATATAGTCGTCGATAAGCTTTTTTGTGGCATCAAAGCCGATTCCGAACTCGGCGGCGTAGCCTCTAGCGCGTAGATCGTGTAGCATATCGTATTGTTCGCGGATATGAGCATCAGATACGAGCGTTCCGTCCTTCTTAAAGATTCGTGTACCTTCTCGCTTGAGTTCGATAAAAAGACCAAACCATATCTTTTTGAAAGCTCTTCTAGAGCCGTCTGTCTTTCCGATGTCCGGCTCTGCCAAGAATATATCCGGCCAGCTTCTACGGCCACCGTTAAGCCTTTTCTGCTTGATAGCTTGTCCCATAGTCAGCTTAATGCCGCTGCCGAAGTCTGAGTGGAAAATAACGCTAGGATATTGTAGTCGGATATAGTCCGCAACCTGCGCCTGGAGTTCTAGTTCAGTCATGCTTCCTCCTTCAACATCTCGTCGCATTCCCAGTAGAAAGTGTCGCCTTCTTTTGGCGGGAAAATAGACACTACCAGGAACGGAACTCTGATGAAGTTTCTTACAGCTTGCATAAACCTTTCGTTCGGGTGTTCTTCGAGATACTTAATAAACAACTGTTTAGTTTTCTCGTCACGAATTTTCATTCTTCCTCCTCTCCGCAGAGTTCGGCGATAGTGTATTCAGTTTCATCTCTAAGACCTTGAATATGTTTAGAAAACATTATTTCGCAATGATACCAACCTAAGCTATACTCATAAGCGTTGTAATTTATTGTCCCTTCTGGAGGTATAGATTCAGCTTCAGCCCAAGCCCTAACCGCCTTGCGGATCTTTTCGTCCTTGATAAGTGGCCCGGCTGGCTTGTAATCCTCCCAATCCTCGTTGAGTTCGGCGAGCGAGTATGCATAGCAAGTCAAAACACCACTCCCAGCACCGGCTCTCTCTGCGGTATCATGCGATGCTTTCATCGAAAACCCCTCATCAAACTCCCATATATCGCCTGTCTTCTTATTGCGTAGTTTCATTTTGCGCCCTCGTATAAGCCTGTTTTAGCTCGCCATAACCTAGCCCATGCCTTTTAGCGATATACTCGACCGACGGCTTGTCCTCGATATTCTTTATCTCGGATATTGCCTGCCTAATGGCTAGTGCGCGCATCTTACGCATTACTTCCGGGTGTACTCTTATCATTTTTACCTCCAAAGTTTTTAAAACTTATCTCGATACCGCTGGCGTTCTCTATATTGAGCGATAGCCCAGGGTCTTTACCGTTTAGCATTTTAATCATGCGGTCGTGGCCTTTTAGCCTCATGTCTAAGTCTTGCGAGTCTAGCGCGTCTATAACCGGCGATACGACCTTCTCTCTAGTCGCGCCAAGTCTTTCAGCAGTTCGCAATAGCTCAGCCATAATATCAGGTTTTGTCAAGTTCTCACTAGCGATAGAGCTTGCCGTTGATATGTCCGTAGTGTCATAAGCTTTTAACGCAGCTTTCGTGCCGTTTCCGCCGTTCTTTACATATTCTTCCGTAAAAACTTTTTGTTTAGGCGTCAGCTTCCTTGACATCTTTATACTCCTCTAGTTTGCTCTTGAGGCGTGCTAGTTCGTCTACGCGGCTTAATAGTTCTACTGGGTAGCTCTTATCAGCCAAGTAGTAGAGTTCCAGCATATTCTCTAGCTCGTTTGTACGTTTCTCGATATAAAGCCCGATAATATCCATCACTTACTCTCCTTACAGCTCTGGAGCGGATTACGGCTGCGACCAGCGACGCACTCTAAATCATAAGTTGTAGCCTTGCTCGAACGCTTTACCGGGGTGACAGTTAGGATAATCATTACAGCGACCAAGATAAATGCTGCGCCGACTAAAATACCTAGACAGATATGCTCAATCTTCTTATTTTTCTTCATTTTCTTTACCTTTCTTGGCTGGGCCACGTTTGCTAATCTTGCCGCCTTTTGCGCCTGCTCTTCTGGCGCGTTCGTTGTCCGCGGCGAAACCTTTACAGACCCCAGTTTTACTTCCCCCTTTTTTACCGATTTCTGCCATAAAGCCGCTAGCTGATCCGTACCTAGCTTCCATCGTTTCCTTCCAGCGACGCATCGCTTGTTCGTGTCCCGGCTCGCCTCTCTTCGGTCTTGCCATTTTTCCTCCTTTTCTTTAACTCTTTAATGCGCTCTTCGTTGGCTATACGTTTAAGGGCGCGTTCTCTTTGACGGTCTATGTCATTCCAGTAGTCTAGGCTTGATTTCATAAGTCCTCCTGACTTTCCCCGGAGGTATAGCGAGGTGCAGAGTTCCTCCGGGGTGCTTACGCAATGTCAGCCGCATCTTCCGACCAAAGAAGTATGTGGCAGTCCAGCGCGTAAACGCTGGTAGTTTGAACAGCCATACATGGTTTATCTTTTCTTTCTAACGAGCGGTTTAGTGTTTGTTTCGTATATCTCGTATTCGTCCGGCAGTTTGTCCGCGTACTCTGCGAAGCGTTTTAGTGGTTGATCTTCGCCGATAAAGTAGTAGACTTTTGCTATCCGGCCACCTCTGAGTATCACTTCCGAGCTTACGAGGCGATACTTTGAGCCGTCCTTAGCTTCGTACAGCATCTTTGCCCTCGTCGCGTTCTCGTAGCTTCTTGTAGTGTTCTTCTAGCACTTTCTCTCGGCTGGTTAGTTCAAGCTTCATATATTCGCGTATATTAGCTTGTAAGTGCGCCTCGTCGGTCGATTCGAGATGCTCGCCGTCGTCTGTATAGATGCAGCAATTCCCGGTAGCTTTTAGGGCGAATAGTACTTCGCCTGTTAGAGGGTTTTTCGCTGCGTCTGCGACTTCGTACTCTTTCGTTACTTTCATATACTCCTTTCTGTTCCAGCGGCCTCGCATACCGCTCGAACTATTTGGGCGGCAGATGCCGGACTCGAACCGGCTACCCTATGTACCCTGTGTACGCATCTTATGATGGAGTTTTCTGCCATATCTTGGCTCTACTTATATTCCGCCGAGCCTTAGGCGGTCGATTGGACGCTTGCTGAGGCATCCCGTTCGCGCTAACATTCGCTAGTGCGATTGGTTTAAGACACCATTTAGGGGTTTATAACCCCCTCCCTAACGACAACGCGTTTAGTTCCAAGCGCCAGGACCTTACAATTTAACTTCGTGTAGATTCCATAGTTCATTACGCAACCATGTTTTATATTCTTGTTAAAGTTGATATTGTTAGCGCCCTTATAGTTATGCCTATCGTTAGGGAGCGAGCTGTAAGCTCACCCATCTTAAACGCCGCGCCAAACTCTAATCGGTGCTTTATGGCGTTCTTTTCGTGTTGCAGTTTGCCAGCCAACCGTTTTTATCTCTTTAGCAGCAGCTCTCGACTTGAACATCGCGCCTAGTGCGCTCAAGTTAGGCGTTTCTAGGCCTCTATACTCCAAGTACCGGATAATATCTTCGCTAGTAAACGGATTCTTGCGTTTAGCTAACTGGCTTATTCTGTGTTCTGCCATAATGCGCCAATCGGTGTTGCTGTTGGCATAGGCACTCAATATACTCTGGTCAACCTCGTCCATTTGCTGCTCCTAACGCTATCGCTATGATTGCGGCGACCGTCAGTATTGCCGCCAAGATCGTAATAAACGTTACAACCACCATAGCTCGTGTAGCTTCTTCATAATCAAGTTCGTAGTCGCGGATTTCGTCTAGCTCTTCTTTAGTTGGCTTCTGCGGATTCTTCTTCATCTTCACCTCCTAACGTGTTGTAAAGTTTGAGCAGATACTCGCATATATCAACAGCTTCGCTGATGCTTCGGGTTTTATCCCAATGCTTTAATTTCTCTTCTAACATTTTTACCTCCATAAAAACTCCCAGCCTTCATGAGCCGATACGATTGGCTAATATAAGCTGGGAGAGCTTTGGGAAGGGTAGTGGCTGCGTTTAAGACATTTAACTGGTGTGTAATGGGTTGGGTAAGTACAGTTAACCAGCACCACTTCACCCTTACGCCATGCCGTCAAGTATCTTATCTGCTTTGCGATATTGTTTCGCGGCTCTTACCACTTCCTTAAAGTCGCTATCAGTTAAGCTTCGCAGCGTCCAGATGATCTGCTCGTGTCCAGGTGTAAAGTTCACCTTAACGCGATTGTCGCTCGGCGCTTGTTTTACCTTTATCTGATATACCGGCTTCTCTTCCGCGGTTAATTCTTTAATGGCTGCTTCCAGCTCTTTTTGTTGTTTGGTTGTCATATTTTCCCTTCCAATAATCTATAGCTTTGTTGGTCGAGGGCATCTCTCAACACCCTCGACCTGTTCGTTTTATTGTTCTGCTCTAGTTTCGTTTAGCGCTTCCTCCCTTCGGTTCGTAAACATCGTTTGAATTACATAACGTTGCTTCTCCGTTGGGTTCGGGTAAGCCTTACTAACTTCGCCTGCGTAAGCGTTAATCTCTGCGCTAGTTTTAAGCGTTGCGAGATGCGCTCGGATTTCGTCGAAGCTCAGGCTCGCCTTCTTCTTAACTGGCGCTGCTTGTTGGCTAATCGCGTTTGCTACTTCGTCAGCGCTGGCATATTCGCCGCCACCAAGCCCGAAGTTTGCTAGTGCGCGACCGATAGCGCTTGTTTCGCAGTTCTCAAGCGCGCTAGTCCTGTTAATCTGGCTAGCTGTGCGGTGTTCTTCTGCGTAACCGGTGGCTATCACCCGGCCGTCTTTATCCATAATCTCGGCCTTCATAACGACCGTTTGTTCGTCGCGGTCAACTAGGCTCGTAATAATCGCTAAGTCGGTCTTATGTTCGCTGCGGAACTCGTCGACGCGCTTAGCGACAGTCTTATATTCTTTACCATGGATGTTTACAATCCCGGTGTCTTTAACTGGCATCTTTTGCTCCCTTCTCGTCTAGCGTTATATCTTCGCCATCTTCTATACGTTGCCAAACGGCGTTCTTTATCTTACTCATAGGTTTACCTCCATCTGGGCAATCTCTTCGGCCATGCGCCAAGCGCCATCCGCATATTCGTCCGGATGCGCCTTGCGGTTAAGGCTTGTCCAGTCTATAGCGTTATGGGCAATACCCCTGTATATGCTGCGTAGCTTCGGTAGATCTTCCGTTGCTATCTCGTTGGCGAACTCGTCGTAAAACTTGTCCACCAAGTCGATAGCGGTTCTTGCGACTACTTCGTCTTTGTCGTAGTCTTTGCCAGGCTCAACGTGTTTGAGCGCGGCCTCTGTAAACTTTCTTTTGTTAAGAATTAGCGACATATCTGTACTCCTTTCTCTGTAAAGAAGCAGTTTGATTCGTCGCTTGATACGCCGGCATTATTAATGATGCCAATAGCGATGATCGCGTTAGCAATAAGAGCAACTAATGCTGCGATAACTAATTTGTCTTTTCTTTTCATATTTAACCCTTCCATATTCCGCCGTCCGTAGCCAGAGGCTAGCCGATGAAAAGACGCATCTGAGGTAGCCCTGCTTCCAAGTTAATGAGGGGTTGTGCGTCAAAAGAATAGTGCGTTTCGATATGTGGATTAGTGGAGAAACGCGACAGCAGACCAACATTAGTAGAACTAACGGTTTACTAACCTCTAGCTATAGACGGCGAACTTAATTATCTTGATAAGTTCCGCCCGAAGTATGAGGAGTCCAGGAAATCGGTTTTCCGACAAAATATCGGCTCGATAGATTTGAGAGGTTTTACAATGAATTTCTCAAACTTGCTATTCCATCGACTAAGTTGTACAAAGGTGCGCCACGATAACCTCGCTTCAGGTTTTTGGACGCCTCGTACTCCGAGCGGAACGATAACTCTTGAGTGCCGCTGCTTCCGCCCTCTATATGACTTTTTACGGAGTTTGGCTCTCTTGAGTTGTTATTCGCTGTTCCAAATTGTTAATCTTCGTAAACGGGCAAGCCGTAGTTGTTTACTTATCCTACGGAGCTATCGCTTGCTGGTGGATAACCCCGATAAGATACAAAAATCCCCCTAGTTAAACTAGAGGGTTATAAGATTGGCCTAGCTTGGTAATGCCATGGAAGCGCTCTACCAAATGAGCTAGTACCCCAACCAGTTTAACTGACTTTTTGTACAACTTTTTAATGTGTCGGACGCTGTCAGAACTTACACTCTTATAGTATCAAAAATAAGCCAAAAAGTCAATACCCTTTATGTTAAAAAGAGTGGTATTTTTCGTACTGATCTTGAAGGTCGTTGTCCACCACATGAGCGTACATCATAGTCGTATCTAAACTGGCGTGTCCCAAGAGTGTAGATAAGTACCTCATGTTGCCATTATTGCGCAAAAAGTTAGTGGCGAAACTGTGCCGGAGGGTGTGAGGGGTAACCTTCTTGTCTATACCTGCCCTTATAGCAGCGTTACGGACTAATAACTGTATATTCGTCGGTGTCATGCGCGACTTATGCTGTGCCGAGATTATCAGCGCATCGGCTCGGTCTTGCCTAGTCTTTAGATATTGGCTCATAAGGGCTTCTGTGCGCTTATCTATGAAGCATAGGCGCGGTTTCTGCCCTTTGCCTATAACCGTAAAGCGTCGCTCTACTATTTGCCCTCGGTTTAATTGGATAAGCTCGGATAAACGGATGCCGGAGCTGTAAAGCAGTGAGATTGTAAAGGCGTTGCGTAAGTTATATGAGCAAGCAATCATAGCCTCTACTTCCTGAGGCGTTAAAAACGCCGGTACGGTGGGTTCACGCTTCGGAATAGGTATCAGAGCGGATTTGAGCGTTGGAAGCCCTAGAAGTGCCGTATAATCGCTTACAACGCGTAATCTAGTTATATAGTTGCGTACTGTGTTTAAGCAGCGCGTCTTTTTAAGCTCTTTTACCCAGCCTGCTATATCTTCTATGGTAAGGTCGGCCATATCCTTGTCGCCGACGTGCTGGATCAAGAGCCTTTTACAAACATTGTGGGTTTCTAGTATCCGGATAGATTGGTGGCGTATCGCCATATAATTTCTTTGGTAGGAGTCAAAAGCCTGACTTATGAGCATAAAAAAGCCCTCCTCTCTTAACTTTTGCGAGGAAGGCGAGATAATCTAATACCCTGCGAGTGTGAGTTCTTTTTTAGCTATCACCGTAAAGTATCGGATATGGCTTTTAACGTTTGGCTGGAACGACGACTCGATTGCCTGCTGGATTTTATATTCTGGTAAGTGGTAGATGCATTTTAAGAAGAATAGACGGCATTGTGGCGCGTTAAACTTCTGGATAAGTAGGTCTGCTTTGCGGTCTGCCACTTCGTTTGAGATTTGGTGTTTTCCACAGGCTTTCTTCCTATCATTGCCATTGTTTTTCATTGATGTTTCTTTATAAGAAACTTCATTGTTTTTATCATTGGTTAGTCTTGCTTTCCCCATATTTACCTCCGATTTAAGGCGCTCAAAAACCTCACGCTTTACTTGGTTATTGTTGCGTCTTGTATCCGATAAGCACTAAAGCGTCGTGCTTATATTTTTGGGTATGAAAAACCCCGGTTTAATTTGATATTATTTCGGGGTTATCCACCAGCAAGTGATACTATCAGCATAGCGCACTTTGGCTTATTTGTCAATGCTCTCGGCCTGGATATGAGCAAACCAACTCTTATATTCTTCTACGCGCTCGGTAATATAGGTATTTCCGCCGTTCTTATGGTAAACGTCGTACTCGTGAAGCACGTTCTGGTAATTTGTCGGCAAGTGTCCTTCGTTTACGGCGATATGATCTTCCAAAATCATTTGGAGGATAGATTGTTTGGCGGAGTGCTTTGCGGAAGCTCTGCCTCGTATAATTGTTGTAATGATTGTAGCCAGCACCGGGAATCCGGCCGTTATTAGGGCTATGATGATTTGGTTGTCCACCTGTTACTCCTTCATGTTAAAGGGGAGGTTTTCGGCCTCCCCATGGCCTGCTAATGGCCTATGCGCGCCTCTAAGTACTTCCATTGGTCGTACATGGCATTTTGCCAATCTATATCGTCGCAAGCGGTCATAAGCCACTCGCAAGCGTCCACTACGTCTAATCCAGCGATGTAGTCGCGCTCTTGACGATATGCTACCCACATTTGGTGTATATCCGAGTTAGAAGGCCTTGGTATGCCTTCCACGTGCTTGTGAAGCTCCCTGTGTACTTCTTCGTCTATTTCATAAACGAACGAGTCCCTAAGCAGCTTCGCGCACCCTCCGGTATAATCCGAGCGGTAGAAGATTAGATGATGCCTGTTTTTGCCAGGTTGTTTCTTCTTGAGTCTGCGCTTTTTTCTGCTCATAGAACCACCCCCTATCTAGCGCTAGAAGTAAACCTTCACCTTTCCGAACCGGCAGCATAACGATATTATGTTGCGCACGTCGTCCGGGTCGACTTTACCATAAACCCAAGTTTCATAGCCGAAGTCAGTAACGTTGATTTTGTACGGCTCAATAAGCTTCCAGAGTGCTTTAGAGTCAATCTGGCCAGCAATAATGATAGTCACTTGGATTTCCACGCGCTATACCCCCCTTTCTATGTTCTAATGTACGAGAGCTATGCCCTCTGGTACTCCGCCAATATGGGTAAGCGGAGCGCCAGAAGGCGTAGCCGAAGCTACGCCAACTTTCTAGTTATGTCCGACGTTCTGCGCAATCGTAATGAAGCCAGATGCCGCTAGGCCTACGACAGCGCCGATAAGAGGGTTGATAGCAATAGACAGAGCGACCAAAGCACCAGTAACGCCTGCGCCAACGATAATAGCAACCGCCTTCCAATCTTTCGCGAAGGCCCTTTTGATACACTCCACTACGCCGGCGACCATGCCGAGTAGAATTGCTGCTGATACTGGGTCTAAGTTGAAAATGTCCATTTATTTCTCCTTTTTAGTGATTAAGTCAATAATGTGCTGGATAAACTCAATAATCTTTTGTAAGATGCCGACGGTCGGATCTTCCGGTGTCGGGTCTGGTTTCTTTTCCATATCGCACTCGTTAAAGCCATGCGTGACTCTGTTGTTAAAGTCCCGCTCGGTCAAGAGGTAGACAGAGGCGAGCTGCTCGTTGTAGCAAGTTCCGTAGATGTTTATTTCCTCACCTTTTATGCTTTAACAGTTAGGACGGAATCCATACTGGCGCATCTTCTCATATGTGATTGGGCCAGTCATTCCGTCTGCTTTCAAGCCAGTTCTACGCTGGAACTCTTTGACAGCCTTCTCAAGGTTCTGGCCATATACTGGGCCAAGAGCAGCTGCTGGTGTATA